GGGAAGTAGTGAGGGTGGATCCGGAGTAGAGCTTTGGCTCGTGTGGCTCCAGTTGTACATAAGTGCGGCGTTTAGGGTCTGCAAGGTCATAAACACGGATAGGCAATCGACATTGATCCACTAAGGTCTTAACATCTTGTTTGACCTGTCCACTAAACAATTCAGTGAAGTTGTGGAAGACGCGAGCTCCGTGAGAACCGTCGCAGGATGAGATATCCACGTTGCAGCGGAACACCCCCTGTTCGCCATGCACAGCATAGCATGAGTCGTCGGAAAAATAGACGAAGAAGTATCGCAGGGAAGGGTAGATCAGTTGCTCGAATATATACTTGAGCTTCTGATAAGAAGGAGTCTTACAGAACATAATAATGCCTCCTTGATAGAAGATGGGTCGATCATACATGACACGCTTGATGTATTCAGTCACTCGGAAGCCCTGCAAAGATGCAAGTATACCAAGATCACCTACCATGCGCGCTTCTTTGAATAACCTAGCCCACTCTGATGTCTTCATCTTATATAAAACCTTCCTAATCCACAGACGATTACCGATACAACCGGTGTCGTGTAATTCCTCCCATCCTTGGATTCGTAAGTTCTTCTTTGGATGTGGGTCTGCGTAATGCTCTGCACATTCTGTGACAGCATCTGTGTATTCTTCTAATCCACTCTCATAGTGTGTTCGAAGCATGTTAACAAAATCGCTGTTTTGTATAAACCATGCATCTTGTAATAATTTGAGGATTCTGTGCTCTTCAAGGCTAACTCGCGCTCTCGTCAGTCGACGCATTGCTAAGCTAACATTTTGATTACAGTTTTCGAATTTTCGGCCGTTATGCTCCACACATGGACCGAAACGAGTGTCGTAGGAATTGTCCTCTCGAAATAATCCTCTTTGAGAGGTGACATATGGTTCCCTCCCAAATTTGATCTCTCCGTTTACAAAGTATTCGTTATTCTTAGTGCAACGAAACTCGCGATTGTAAACAAATTCTTTAAGTTTACCATCACACAGCACGGTGCGTAAAAGATAAGGGCTAGACTGACTCACCGTGAGATAATCCGCCTGCCCCATAGACGAAAATCCAGATCTGACGAACCTGACCCGGATAAGCTAACAATGAGATAACGGAGAATGCATTGATTAATCACATAACACAACGTATTGGTCATAATCTTGACATCTCTGTGCTCTCCCCCTTTGCTTGCTTCATTGTAAATATAATGTGTGACGGTGGCACTTACACTACCCACTACCTTATTGTCTTTACCAATACACCGCATTTGGCTAAGACGTTGTTCTCGCAATGCTTTTGAGACAAGGTCCCAGTAGACCAGTCCAGTATAAGCAGCATTGTAAAGTCCAAGGTAATGTAGCATGATACCCGAACGAGTGTCAGTAAGATCACCCGTTTGGTTGTGCTTTTTCCAGAAAAATTTGATCTCTTCTCTAGAACACGTAGACAGCGTCAAGTGTTCAGAGTTGGTATCAAAAGATTCATTATTCACCAGCATGGCTTTGGTGGTTCTGGTGAACGGAACCGCTTTAATCCACCACTCCCTTATCCTACGAGAAATGGATTGGTACTCGTAAGGAACAACGGTGTTGACAAAGATACTGACGTTACGAGTCTCATAAACAGGTGCAAGACTCTCCTCTGGGTCAGTTTCAGAGGCGTGATTGATCGAAGAAACTTCGTCATCCCCTTTCGGGGGTACACTCAAAAAAGTGTTAAGGTCAATCGTCTCTGATTCTTCATCTTCCTCCTTTATGGGTGGGAGGGTTTCTCCTCGACACATAGCCACTGGTGCGAGGTTTTGAGCAGGCACAGCAACTGGAAGTTCTGCGGGTTGATTTAGCTTACGCTGCTCTTCAATGGCCACTTCAGAGCAAGGGCCGTTGAGCTTAACCCACGCCTTGGCGAGTTTAGCAATTTGTGGTAAGGACTTAGTGCTCTGTGCGTATAATACATTACTATCCACGCCTTTGTCCTTATTCGACCAAACGGATGCACCTTCGTCGACAGGGGATTCGTCTTTCTCATCGTCAGACGGGTTGTATAAATCGATGTAATCTAATCGATCTATATCGTCGCGCTCGGACTGAAC